TGCTAAGGCTGCACTCAGAGGTAATATGCCTGAGTATGCTGGTACCAGTGTTGAAGGTACTGCTGATCTGTCTCAGTTTAAAAACCCAGATACTGTTGCCAATGTTCAAGCACAGTTGCGTGACAGGATTGCAAATGGTGAAGACATTAACTCTACTGCTAGCAAGAATCTTTTAGCTAAGTTACGTGCTAATGCTGTTATTGAAGGTATGTTTGATAAAGAAAAAGGCGAAGACGGTAAGCCTCGTACTGCAGCACAGATTAACTCTGTGTTCAATACATCCTTGCGTGTGGGCTTAGAGCCATTTGTTATTAAGGGTGTTATCCGAATTGATCCTCAGACTAATGAACCTGTTGTTATCTCTGGGGATGCTGCTGCAGTTAAAGGCTATCAAGAGCACAAGAACAAACTGATTGAAGCTCAGGCTAGGGCAATGGGTGTTTTAGATAAAGACAACAAGATCATAGGTGGTCGTAACTCTATGGATGCTTTACTACCTTATGCCGACATTGAAGATGGTAAGGTAAAGTCTTGGAAGTCTGGATCTATAGAAATTCCTAAGAAAGATGAAATACCTGCTCCTCCACCTAAACCTGCAGCTGTATCTAAAGAAGCTATTGCTATTCCTAAAGATGCAATAGTAAATGGAAAAATTGATCCTACAAAAATGATTCCCGGTCAAGTCTATCTAGATAGTAATGGAAAAAAGAGCACTTGGAATGGTACAGGCTGGCAAAAATAATAAGGAAGTCAGATGGCTAGTGAATTCGATTTACCTATAGCAGGACAAGTAAAAATAGAGGGTGCACCTAAAGAGTTTGAGAATGCACCTGCTATTCCTTTGGATACAGAGAATACTAGGGAAGCTATTCCTACGTCTGAGTTTGATTTACCTATAACTAAACCTCCAGCAGAGTATAAATATCAGTCTGACGTAGAAGTTCAGCGTATCAAAGGTACTCCAGAAGAACGTGCTGCAGGTAAAGAATCTAAGATTAAGTTTGAGGACCTGTACAAGCAACCTGAGAATCTTAAAGTCATTCGTGACTATGCTGAAGCTCGTTTCGGTGAAGAGGGTAAGCAGTTACCTAAAGAATCTGATGAGGAGTATGCTAAGCGTTTCATGACATCTATGAGACAGGTTCAATGGAACACTTCTTTGAATGCTGTCCCAGAATTAAACTGGTTAAACAATGCTAAGCCAGAGGATGTAGTTAAAGCATCTCGTGCCCACAATTTGTTTGATGCAGTTCCTTCTTTCTATGAAACAGGTGGACAGCCGGGTGTTAGACCTTTTGCAGAAAGTGTTTTATCTGCAGTCAGTGAACCTACTAATATACTTAGTGCTGGCATCGGTGCTGGAGCTAGATATGCAGTAGCTCGTGAAGCAATTAAGAATGTACTTAGCTCTAAGCTAAAGACTATCGGTGCTGCAGCTGCCGCTGAAACAGTTATCGGTGCTGGTCAGAATGTGATTGATCAGGATGTAGCACGTAAGACTGGTGTTCAGAAGGATGAGCTAGACTACCTACAGTTAGGTATTGCATCTGCACTGAGTGCATTTGGTGGTGGTGCTGAAGCCGCTACTGCAATTAAAGGTAAGATTACTACTACTAAAAAAGAACTAGAAGATATTCTTGCAGGTAAGAAATCTAAAGCTGGTACTGTAGATCCTGCAACTAAGAAGTTAAATGAATCCTTTGATAAGTCACAAGAAGATTTATTAAATGAGTTTGATATCTTTGAGGGTCGTAGAACTCTTGATGCAATATCTAAACCTACAGACCTAACTCAAGCACAGATCCGTACTGACATTAACCGCAAGGCTATTGATGTAGCTAAGTATGTCATGATGTTAGCCCCTGAGTTTAGACCTGTCAATGGACAAAAGGTAAGTGATGCAGTTAAGAATGTATTCATATCAATGGATAACATTGACAATGATGTTATCGATGCTGCACTTAAGAAAGCTAACTTAACCCCTGAAGACTTTGCTCAGGCTACTCGTACCACTGTAGCTGATGCAGCTAATGTGATGCAGGGATACTCTGCACTTGCTCGTACTCTGAAGAAAGTAGCACAGCTAGATCCTGAAGCAGAGAAGTTAGTCAATGAATTGTACGGTAAGGACATTGAAGCCCCGTCTATTATGGGTAATGCTTTACGTGCTATCAATCGTTTAGAGCGTGAGTCTAAAGCTATTGTAGTTTCTGGTTTAGGTACTACTATACGTAACGTACTTGGTACTACTGGTGCCATGACAATGGATGCTGCAGCAAACCTAATGGATGGTGCTATCTATACTACTGGTAAAGCTATTACTGGCATGGCTACAGGCACATATCAGAAAGGGGATATCTCCAAGGGGCTAGTAGATACAGTTAAAGATTCTTTTGCTACCATTGGGTATATGTCTAACGCAGGGTTAACTGCCGAGACAGTAGACCTTATCCTTAAGAATAACCCACGATTACAGAACCAGTTATTCAGTGCACTTCAAGAGAGCACTACAAGTGATCTCAGTAAGGTAGCACGTACTGTGAACACACTTAACGTAGCACAGGATGCTTTCTTTAGACGGGCTATCTTTGCATCGAGTGTACAGAGACAGCTTAATCGTGTAGGTATAGACATGATGGATCTGTTAGCCAATAACAAAGACATCCCCGTAGACATACTTAAAAACGCCACAGACGAGACTTTAAAAGCTACCTTCTCCTACATGCCTAAGCAGCAGAAAGCAAGTGACAAGGGCTTAGAAGCAGTCTCAGAGAACTTGGCACATGACTTTGTTAGTTTCTTTGAGAAGCTACCCGGTGGTTCTTTAGTCGTAACATTCCCAAGATTCATGTCTAATGCCATTGCATTCCAGTATAGACATAGCCCACTAGGTACTGCATCAGGTGCTGTGGATATGGCAAGTGGTGCAGCTAAGCTTGCTAAAGGGGAAGATGGTGGATATGCCCTGTTAAACCAAGGCTTAGAGAAGACCAGTAAAGGTGTTGTAGGTACTGCTGCTATCTATGCTGCATACAAATATCGTATGGAACATCAGGATGAGGAATGGTACAACATCAAGAATGCTGATGGTAGTACTACAGATATGAGAGCATTGTTCCCCATTGGTCCTTACCTAGCTGTAGGAGATTTCATTGCTAAGCAAAAGACAGGTAGACCTGAAGATGCTAAGCTATCAGAACTTGCTTCTACTATTGCAGGTATGAAGATGCCAGCTGGTACTCAGTCTTATTTGCTAGACCAGTTACCACAATACATTGCAGGTTCTGAGGGCAAGGATGCAGACAAGGTATCTGTTGCACTAGGTAGATTGCTCGGTGATTTCATGGGTAGATTTACTACACCCGGCAAGCCTGTGTTTGAGTATCTAGATTTGTTTGATGCTGAGGGACAGATAGCTAGAGATCCTAATGTGATTACATCAGATGATAAATTCCAGCAAGCTGCTGTTCAAAGGGTGATGGCTAAGTTGCCTGAGCTTAAAGAAGAGTTGCCTGAGTTCCAACCGTACTTCTCTAACAAGGCACCTGTTCGTGCTGGTGAATTCTTTAACACACTAACTGGTATGAGACTTGTCCCATCTAAACCCCTAGTTGAAAAAGAGTTTGTCAAACTTAACTTAGATCCGTATGCGATCTTTGGTAGCACAGGTGATAAAGTATATGATCGTGCCTTTATTAAAGAGTCAGTACCTTTGGTAGAGAAACGCATGACTGACTTGATTAACAGTGATAGATACAAAGGTTATACACTGGATCAGAAGAGACTAGCTGCTGTCACTACTATGCAAGAGACACTAGGTATCTCACGAGAAATGGCACAGGCTAAGATGACTGTATCAGATCGTGATCGTGTTAATCAACTACGCTTTAACAAGTTACCTGCCGTTGCCCGTAGAGCTATCAATGAACTATATGCTGCAGAGCATGATGGTAAATCGATGGATGCTACTAAGGATTACGGACAAGTATACAAGTACGAAGCTATCATTCAACGCTATCGATAAAGAAACACAGGGGTGTGTTCACCTACGTATGCACCCTGTGTGTTGTACTCGAAGTACTCCACTGCATCATCCTCCGACATCTTCTCGTACTTAGCTAATAGCTTAATGCATTTACCTGCATCATAGCAAATGGCTTGTACACTATTACACTTCTGTACTACACCCACAATAGCCTTATCAAAGTAGCTAGGCTCTAGTAGCATAAGCTCTATGTCTGGGTATTCTTCTTCTATTCTATAGCGATTCATGTTATCTCTTTCATAAGGAGTGTGGGGTTTCTGTGCTGGTACCCCACAACCAGTGTTACTTAGATAGTGCAGCCACCTGCAGTGCAAGACAACATCTGAGCACCTTCTACATTATCATCATACTCTTTGAAGTTACCCCAGTCTACTGACTCAGGTACTAACAGCTTCAATTTATTGTACTCCTCTTCTGTACACTCTTCATACGGGGCTTGCTTGTATGTGCCACCATCCATAGGCAGGAAAGATACCCCTGTAACCTCATCAAAGTGTTCATATACCCAAGCACCTACCTGCATCCACTCGTCTTCCTTCACAGAGATTGTGACAGACGGCTTGTGTTCACAGTAGTGACGTTGAAATAGTAGCCACAGTTTCAAGTGTTGGATAGCTGACAAGTCTTCACGTAGCAGTGCACCATCTGCAACCTTCACAGGGAAACTAAACACAGTAGTGCTCTCAGGTTTCATGAAGCATGGCTCTGCTACAAATCCTGCCTGAATCATAAACTGTGTTAAAGGGTCCTTGTTATCAGCACGTACCCTACGTATGTAATATTGACTGTGCTGAGGATGAATGCCAGAGGCAGTACTACAAAGCTGTGACACTGTACCTTCGGGTTTAACAGCTGTGACAGCCACACTCTGATTAATTCCAATGGCAGCAGCGTATTCAGCATTAGTAGCAATAGCAATATCACGGAGTGTCTCCAATCGTTTAGGTAGTTCCAGATCATCTGGGTTATTTAATAAAGCATTGTCAAGGATACCAGTCATTGACACACCAAGCAATGCTTCTTCTTCTGTGTTCTTCTGCCAGATCTTACGTAGGTACGGGAAGTCTGTTAAGGTCGCTTGAAATGTTCCGAGAATAGTTGCCAAGCGAATCTTAGTGGATAAAGAATCAAAGCTATCAGTGCTACGCACAATGCAACTAGAAAGATTACAGAACTGATAAGGTCTAAGAATAATTTCTGAGCAAGGATTAGTACCAAACTCATACGTACTGTCACGCCTTCCATTTTTTGCAGCTTGTCTTTGAGATGCATCACGGCTGAATATTCCTCTCTCACCTGAATGTGATTCGTAAATTGATGTCCACTCCCTCATGAAGTGTCCAATGCTAGGCTTCTCCTCATACACAGCAGAGTTGTTAGCCAAGGCACGTTGCCCCTGACCATCCCACCAGTTACCTGCTTTAGCATGAGCCATGTTATCGTCTGTCAAATCAGACAGAGATATCATTGCTGACCTACGTACTCCACCCACAACAACAACTTCCCCGATCTTGCACAGAATGTCATGGCATTCGAGGGCAGATAAACGTCTACCAGCTGCACCTTTGAATTTGATAATGACAAACTTAAATAAATCCTCCAAAGGTTTTGGTCCAGATGCCCTGCCTCCAAAGGTCTTAAGCCTTGCACCTGCCTCACGGACTTTATGTAAGTCGTACTGTGGAACTTCGCCAGAGTACAGAAGAGCAATGAGTTGTCGAAGTGATTTAGCCCATCCTTCTTTAGAATCCGAGACAACAATAGTAGTTTGACTACTGAACATGCGATCAGGGACTTCAGGTAATCTAGATACATACTTTTTCTCCACACTAAATCCTACACCTGTACCACACAGGAGTATATACATGGCTTCATCGAATGCCTTAGGGTCATCGATAGGTAGGTAGGAACAATTAAATGCTGCTACGTTCTGTCTCTCTAGTGCTGGTCCAGATGTCATGACGGCTCTCATGGATGGCACTACATCTAAATCTGTTACTGCTTGTTCTAACTCTGCACGTAACTCAGGAGTCAGTGTGTAATTCTTTTTATCTTTTAGATGCTCTGTCATAAAGTCAAAGTATCTGGTTACTGTCTCACTCCAATGTTCTCGTCTGCCAATCTCGTCTATGTAACGGGAGTACCTGCTCTTGGCAATGAAGTCATTGTAAGGAGTCATTGTGTATTTCGTCATGAAGTATACCTATGTTGTTGATTCTATTGAAAAAAATAGGAGCACAGTAGAATCTGTACTCCCGTGGGGGGACTTTAGTTATACTTAAAATTCCTCCTAAAGCAACTGCCTTTGTATCTCTTTGTTTTTATTGAAATTATTTATAGTATGCCTGTCTCATGGGGGCACAAGTAACATTCAGGACAATGTCAGTATCCCAATCATTAACTCTTTGCTTACCCATAATCAGAACAGGTCTAGTCATAGCAGATTCACAGTCAGTGATAGCTTGAATAACTTCTTGTCTGCCCATAGGCTGTGTTCTTTTAGGTACATACAGCTTAGTCTCGGTACCATAGTAGCTAGATGAGCAACCTACTGTTGCGACTGCTACTGCTATAGCAATTACTAGTTTCATGTTAACTCTCCTTGTTGGTAGCTAGTAACCTGATTGCCCTAGCTATGACCGTTGCAAAACTTTCAGTGGGTGGTATTACTACAGGTGAATCATTAAATCTATCTACTAACTGTGCTGCTTCTTCAAGAGCATTTATTCTATCTGCTGATCCAAACATTTCAAAGTGTTCTACTTCTTCTTCAAGATCCAGTATAGCATCACACAAATTCTCTTGCACCTGCCACAAAGCATACTCAATCTCTGGTCTGTGATCAAACCATTCAGAATCTTTAGCTGCAACCATAGCACAAGTGGCAATACCAAGTGCTCTCTTTAGTTTTACTAAACTATTATCTAACACTTCATCAGGCACCTGTGCCATTATCTTCTCCTAGTATATAGTCTGCTGCCTTAAGTTGAATCAATTCCTTAGCAGTCAAGTATACATCACTTGCTGGTAATAGTTTTGCTTGTATCTTTAATGCAGTTAAGCCTGTTGCATCACGCAGTATCTTAATCATTCTTGCATTACAGTTCTCTACTTCTTTGAATGCTGACTTGATATCGTGATACTTGTTGTTAATGTCATCTGACAACTGGTGACACATGATGCCTGCATTAGGTGCAATGTATCGCTCACCCTTAGTGCCACACACAAAGATCAAGAAGCCACCACTCATGATGCTACCTAGTCCTATAGTACGGATAGGATGCTTACTTGCTTTCATAATATCAATCAGTGCTAGTGCTTGATACAACTCACCACCACCTGTGTTTACATAGAGAGTGAGTAGCTTATCTTTTGGATCAATGTTTTCATATTCAATCCATTTGATACAACGATCTATGTTCTCCTCCTCTATGTCACCATGAAGAAAGAACATGTGACTATCCAGCAGGAGATTATCTATCCTGTCTTCTGCTGTCTGATCATGTTTACGTGCCACTTGGTATCTCCACTAATTGTAGTTTAGCTATCGGTACTTGGAAGAACATCTCCCCTTTGTACACATACTTGTTAGGCACCTCAACTATGGGGGAATCTAACAGGTCTGTGTGACTACAGATGAATGCATGACTACGTTCATTATTAAATATCATAAAGTATGCAGGCTTATCCAGCTTAGCAAACTTAGACTTACGTTCTGGTATCTGCAGTGTATCGTACTTAAACTCTACACCCTTCCATACTTTCTTTATCTCTACTTCACAATAAAATGTCTCTAGTCCTGTATCTACAATTAAATCTACTGCGTATCTATCAGGGTGATCCTCTACTGTATGCCCCAAAGATATCCAATACTTCTTGGCTGAATCTCTTGCTGTCCCATCTGTTTCGTTGAATAGTTCTCTATCAAATCGTTTACGGACGGGAGCAGTCATATATCCGTCTCTAGTTCTATAAAGAACTCGTTGACTTCTTCTGCACCTAAGTCATACACAGCATCTTTAATTGCTTCTTGCAATACCTCTTGAAGATATTCAGGGTCTTGATAAGTAGGAGGTGCAGTGTCATAGTCTAGGACTAATTGAAACCGTACCTCAACAAAGAGAGGGGAAGATGTACTCACCAGTTAACTCCCTCAGTCTCATGGACTAGGCGGGACAATCTATCAAGGTGTCGTTTAGCTACAGCAATTGCACTCTTGTTAGTAATACTTTGGTGGTCCATCATGATCCGTAACACTGTGCCTTGACAGTAGGCAATAGCATCCCAGTCCCCTAGGCATTTAACTACTTCATCTAAGATCTCTTCTTGACTAAGCCACTCCTCCATTTCGTATAGACCTATAGCATCTTCCATATTAATTTCTTCTGCTTCATCTGCTTCATCAAACAAACTACCACCAAAGATATCTTCTTCATCTTCTATCTGTCTGTCTGCAATTATCTTATCTTCACGGGAGGAGTACACAGGATCTTCTTCGTACACTCTGTCCTTCTTAAGGAAATCCCAATGCCCTTTAGCTGCAGCATTCCACTCCTCACCGGAACATTCGTCTATTGATTTGCGTGTTTCCATTATGCATTCCCCTGTGTTGGTGTCCACTGTGTAAGATCAAAGGTTGAATCAAACAGACCTGACTGCGGATCAAACTTTAGTTCACCAGAGTTAACCATCTCATCCATCTTGTCAGACACAGTCTTACCAAACTTCTCATCTGTGTTAAGCAAATGAAAGCAGGTCACTATACCCTGAGCTAAACTTACAATCTCTGTATATGCTTCTTCGTCTAGACTATCTGATGGCATACAGATCATGTTCAGATCTACTGTGCCATTCCACTGCTTGCCTTCAAAGTTAGGTCGTATGATAAGGACAATGTCATCCTTCTTGATAGGGTTAGTCATGCTTGGTTCCTTTGTATGGATTAAATTTTAGAGGCATTTCTTTTTTAGCTTTTTCTACTAGCCAATCTTCAGGTATCTTTTTATCTGCATACAAGAAGCCTTGCTTGATGCACCACTCTGCATACGTAGTCTTAGATTGCTTGCTTAACTTACGTTTGCTACTACTGAATACAAATCTAATATCTAGATTTGGATGTTGCTTCTTTACTAGGGTATGCTTACGTCTATCTTCTGCCGTAAACAATCCTTTTGTTTCAATGATGATGCCATTAGGAAGTAAGAAGTCAGGTGTATATCTTCTATAGCACAAGTCTTCCCACTCAATCTTAATGGACTCATACTCTGCATCGATAGAAGCTTCTTCTAAGTCTGCTTGTACTGTTGCCTCAAGACCACTGCGATATCCCTTGACATGAGCAGGCATAAAGTTCTTCTTACCAAATGCCACTTATGCCTCAACAATTTTTATGTAAGACACCATTGGTGGGTTAGCTGCCTTAGATACTAGTGATGGTCGTTCTTCTAAACCTTCCCAGCACTTGTACCTATAAGAACACCAACTACATTCCTTACCTAAGATTAAGTTACCTGTCTCTTTCTTACGATAGGTTTCTTTCTCAGCTTCAAAGCAACGTCTAAAAGTATTAGCCTTAAGCTCATCACCTTTAGCTGCAATCTTCTTGACCTCAGCATCTACATCAATGCCATCAGCAGGTACGTACTTGAACTCACCGTTAGCCTTGTTGATTACCCACCACCCGCCTGCCTTTACATCCATTGCCTTAGCATAGCCAGCAAGCTGACCTACGTAGCCGAATGAATCATTGGCATTGAGGGTTTCAAAGTCAACAAACTTATTAGTATAGGACCAAGGGCTAGCAGACTTAACGTCATCGACTGCACCTTCTGTAATCAAATCAGGAGTGCCGTAGATCGTGTGATCACCAGCAGTGAGGGTAACCTTATCCCCACTGCTATACGCTACTCCTGCCTGTGTTAGAAGCCCTTTAAACACTGCTTCTGCTATGTCACCCATCATCATGTTGATAATAAAGTTTGTAGAGTGGGGTACTGCAGCTTCAGGTTCATTCTTATCGAACCATAACTGGCAGTATTCCCTGCCCACGTTAGACATGCGATAGCTAAATGCATTGTCACGCTTGTCTACAAACTGCCGAGTAAGGGCAGCACGAACATCCTCAACTACCTGCTCTACAACTTCAGGGCTTAGGGTACTATCTCCGTGCCTTACCTTACTGAGATACTGATGTATCTTTAATTCGGCAGGATGATTCATTAGGCTTCTACTTCTACGTCTACAAACTCACTAACTACATCAGCTAACTCTGCATTTACTGGTGCTGATACAGATAACTTGTTGAACTCTTTAACAATGTATTCATTGTAGTTATCAATCCAAGCATTGAAGTCTGCAAACATAGCTTGATCTGCATCTGTTAAGTCGTTTGTCTTAGATAGATCCAGTACAGCAGTAGGCAAGAAATATACTGCACCAGTAGGTAGAGATTGCTCGTCTGAACCCAACGTAATATTGTGCTGTGGCAGGATACGATTCTGCTTTGCCATCTGTGCAATAGGTGCACCAAGTGTTTTGAATGCATCACGATTATCAATCTCCCAGATAAATGGTACAGCTACCGTGCCATCTACAGCCTCGCCCTTAGCGTTGACTGCATCCTTCATGGTTACTTCACCGAACAGTACACGTACACGCTTGATAGATTTAAGCAGTGTCTTAGTTTCCTGTGGCAATGCTGCGTAGTCTTCGATCCAACCTGATGGCTTACCACAATTAAAGCCACCATCGTTATCACGCAAGTCACCATTCAGATCCTTAGCCATGATAGTCTTTACATACTTAGACTTAACATCGCCATTACCTTGAATATATTTCTTGTACATAAAACGCTGATTGAATAAACGAATCGTTACATCAGTGCCATACACTGGCTCCATGTTAGTACGATCAAGTATGTAGCTACCTGCTGCTACAACTTCAACCTTCTTCTTCTTATTACCTACCACCTGCTCACCCATGATACCTTTGTGATCAAGCTTTAAACGTGCAAGATTGTTCTGCTTCTTTGGCTTGGCTAGGTCGGCACCCATGCCCATCGCATCTGCCATCATTGCGAAGTTACCGTTGTTTGCTAGTGTTATATCTGACATATCATTCCTTATATATAAAGTTTATTAACGTACATCTTTTTGCTCTAACCAATTATCACCCAACTTGGACTCAAGTGCAAGGGGAACATTGAAATTAATTGACCACTTTTTATTAATCAATTCAACAAGTTCTGCCTGTACTTCATCTATTACTCTGACCATATCCCCTATCTCATCTGGGTGAACATCTATAACGATAGAATCGTGGACAGAATTTACTACCTTGCTCTTGTACTGGACTAGTCTTTTGTAGATCTCGACTAGTGCCAAAGGTACGATGTCTGCAGTAGCAAAGGATTGAACTGGATAGTTCTTGATAGCAGTGAAGTGTGTCACAGTGCCATCACGTTTCCTCTGTACTTCAGTGAATGCAAACTCCCTGTTGCTAGGGATTTTAATGTACTTATAATTCAATGCTTGCTTGGCTAGTACCTTGTGCCAGTTAGCTATGCCCTGATACTTCTCCATGAAGTGTGTGTAGTACGCAGCTTCAGAGGGTGTCCTGCCATACCCAGTAGCACCATACAGTGGGGCAAAGGTGTGTGTCTTAGCTACCTGCCTAGAGGTAGGCTGACCTGCATCCGTAATAACCTTAGCCGTATACGAGTGCACATCAAAGCCATCCTCTACTTCCTTCATGGCTACAGGATCTTGGGATAGGAATGCAGCTACACGAAACTCTAGCTGTGCAAAGTCTGCTTCCATAATCTTGCCCCCTTCCCAGCGAGATATGAACACACGCTTAACTGGGAACGTACCACCACGAGGCATGTTCTGCATGTTAGGATTAGACCCACTGAACCTACCAGTTGCAGTGATGTGCTGATTCAACCGTACATGTAACAGACCATCAGGCTTAATGAAAGTAGAGATGCCTTCTACAAAGTTACTGAGGTAGCTATCTAATGCTGATAGTCTACGTAACTTACCTAAGAACTCTACTGCATCCGGCATACTCTTAGACAGTGCCACACGCTCAAGTGTTTCAAGGTTACCCTTGGATGTACCAAAGCCATTAGCACTAGCCCACTTAGCATTAGGTGCAGTGAACTTCAATCCTGCTACATCCTTAGTTGCCTTGAATTCAAAGCCACCACCGTTACATGTAACACACTTAGTAGACTTCTTGAATGGGCTACCATCCTTCTTAGTCTTGTAGTTAAATCCTTTACCATCACAGGGTGCACACTTAACTGCCTTAGTTCTGTACACATAGTCAAAGTGTTTCTTGACTGCCTCTTTAAACTCTGTGTCTTTCATGTAAGGTGTGATAGCAGTAGACCATGCAGCTTTGTTGCGAGGCTTACGACTATACACAATCCATGACAACTGCTCAGGACTATTTAGGTTGATAGGTGTATCACCCATGAGTGTACGTACATGAGACTGCAGCAGCTTGACTATGTCATTTCGCTCTGTCTCAAACTCAAGACGTACTGCATCCAGTGCATCGAGATCTACCTTGATACCTGTCTGATAGATACGTGCTAGCACAATTGAAACTTCGTTAGTCATCTCGATTGTCTGACGTAATCCTGAATCAGCAGGTGTCTCTAGCTTAGCTACAATAGATTTGTAGATACCTTCAGTGGAACCTAAGTCATGTTCAAGGTACAGTGATAACTCTGCATGTGGAATATCACGAGTGCTATACCCACGCTTGAAGTAATCCTTCAGTGTGTCTTGTTTAAGTACTTCACACTTGTGCCTCATGGCAACTGATTTTAAGTCCAATGGCATAGATACACCACGCAGTAAGACGTACTCACCTAGCATGGTATCAAAGACTTCTCCATCGTACTTAAAGCCAGACTCCCACAGCCATAACAAATCGTATGAGATGTTATGCCCAATCATCAGGGTAGTCTTATCTAGTACAGCCTGTAAGTCCTTATGGTTCTTCTCTCCATCTTCCTTAACTTCGGAGTGATCGAATGTATAGATGTGAGATACACCATCTAACTCTTTGTATCCTACCATCACCAATGTATTGCCAGTCTCAAAGGGATCTAAGTGTTTCTTATTGTTCCTGTTACTGACTGTGTTCTCAACGTCAAGTGTGATGATCATGATGAGTACGCACCAGTGCGATAGTCAAACTCACAGTTAACAATACGATGTATGCCACTGATCTTGTTCTTCACAATGTTTAAGTAACGCATACCATCATCCTCTGTCTGATCATTCATTGGTGGGTTACGTGCAACTAGGATCATCAAGTCTGACTCACCTGCTAAGCCAGTCTTACTGCCTTCAATCATTGCTTGTGATAGTACAATCTTACCTTCTGCTTCTGCCGATAGCTGTGTGCAATACACAACTAAGCAGCCGTAGATCTTACCAATGTTACGAGCGTAGACTGCATTAGCTTTGAGTGTCTCATGGTTATTAGTTGAAGCACCATCCTCTGAGAACTTGCTACCAATGTCCAGTACCACAATGTCAGGCTTGTGCTTCTTGATGACTGACTCAGCCCACTTCATTGTCTTGCCAGTTGCATCTACAAACTTCAAGTTATCCTTGATGGGATCGTATGATCTGTGTGCAGTGATCTTGTCAGACACGATCTGCTGTATCGTCATGCCCGTACAAGCAGTCATGTAACGTGATGCTACACGCTCCGGCTTTTCTTCGTTACATAGCACAAGTATCTTTGCACCTTGGTATGCCCATCCATTAGGACCTGCACATAGGGTGGAGTGGAAGCTTGACTTACCTACGTTACTACGTGCACCGATAACAAATAACATTCCATTGTCTAAGCCATTGACTGAGTGATGTAGTGATGGGATATTAAACTGCCACTTGGTATTGTTTGCTGCACTCTCTATCAAGTTCTCAATGCTATTGTCTACATACTTGATACGAATGCTTGGTGTGAAATCATCTTGATACATATCAAGGATATGTCTCAGTGGTTCCATTGTAGTCTGGTCACCATTGACATACTGGAATCCAAGGTTAGCTACCTCTTCACCTACTACCTGCCGGAACATGTTGCTTAGTACTTCTGTTGCAACATCAGCACCCATGATGTCTTCCTTACGAATCTTATTGAACTGCAATTCGTATGCTTGCTTCTGTGCTGTAGTGAGTGTGGGATTTGCTGCAAAGAATAGTGCTTGTACTTCGTCTACTGTTAGGTTTCTTTGATACTGATCCATCGCTGAATCGATGATGGCTTTGATCTTTCTTACATCTTTAGTGAACAACTTCTCAGGACACCTGTTACCTCTTGTCTCATCGTAGAAGCCCTTATCCATCAGACTTCTAATCAAGGTAAGTTCCATGCTTTCTCCTATAATAACTTCTTCAAACTATCTATATCATCTGGGACACGGTACTTAATATCATCCAGTAACTTCAATGCAATTGCTTCAATTCCAATTGCTTTAAGATCTTTGGTGTACGCTAGTGTCTTACTCATTGCATCAGGATCTAATGCTACCACAACCCTACGGTACTTGGCAAGTAGTACCTTGTGTTCTTCTAGAAGTGCAGTACCCAAGAGGGCAAAGCCTGTGCCACCTATCGTATCTACAACTGCTGCACTTATACAATCCTCTACGACTACAGCTACATCTGTATCACCTACCACGTAGGGTGCTCGTGCCTCACCGTATCTTCTCCACTTAGGTATCACACCTGCATGCCCTGCTCTGCCTACTGCATCAGCTAGCTTACCTTCAAACCTTACAGGGAATACAGTACGATCTTCTCGTATGTCATACCTCAAGTCTAGCCAGTGTGGATCTAACCCGTACCTCTGGCATAGAGTCTTTAGATGTTGCTTGTCATAGTCCACTACAATCCAATCAGGTAAATCAAATTGGATGGGTAAGTCCTTGTGTAGTACTTCTGAGAACATTACCTTGCGTAGTTCCTCTGCTGATAGGTGAGTGGTAGTCATACCTGTTGCTTTGCAATTGAGGGAATAACAATTCCACATGAGCTTGCCATTGTCGTTGATCGCAGTAAAGGTGTTATACCTTTTACATACAGGACAACTGCCACGATACGACTGACCTAGTGATAGGCTTAAATCTATTACATATTTTTTAGCATCCATCCTTACCCTTCGTAAGCATGTCAGCTACCCAACAATTCATAGCAAGTATTATGAAGAAGCCCCCTGCCATGAATTCAAAGCAACTTGTATCCTTCGTAATGCTAATTGACCACCATACAACTGCTGCAGTTAGTATGCAATAGCTCAGCCTGTACGTCTGTAGTTTGGTCATACCTTCTTCACCTTAGTCCATGCTGCAAAGTGTACTACGTTACCTTCCATATCCTTACAGTAACTATACATACCATCGATGTCACCGAACCAGTACTTGGCAGTTAGGTCTACTGCATCATGTGCAGGTGGTACCTTTAGGTCTTCATCTACAATCACGAAGTGATCACCTTTGTGTAGGTCATACAGTGCACACTCGTGGTCTGCTATGTCGTGTTCATTAATCATTTCTTTTCTGCCTTTCTTAGTATTGCTCTAGCAAAATCTAATAAATCCTCATCGCAAGCATTAAACGAATACCCAGTTTTATCTTCAATGCAATCCATTATTTCCTCATCTGTTAGTGTCTTTGCTGGATGGGTATAGAGCGGAATCGTGTAAGCACCTTCTTCTCTGTCGTGCTCGTCAGGACTAATTGAGTCGTAAATACCACCATCTTTATCCAACATTCCCCACGCTACTGGTTCATTGTATGAAACATATTCACCAGCCATGTGGCTTGCAGTTCTATCAAAAGATTCATTTGAGTTCATCTGTTCTTTCCATTTCCATAAGTTATTCCAGTTAGGTAGGTGTAGGGGTGGACACTTCCATGCCATGTCATTTGTTTATTCTGTGGTAAGTGTGAGTAGGATTAGCTAACATACTTTTTAATACTTGATCTATTGTAAAGAACCAAGCCATGTGTGGTGCATGACCATCGTGTGTATAGACTTTAAAACTCATATCAGTATCCTTATACTGTATCACTGGCGGTGTTAAAGCGAAGCGTAGCAGCTTTCCTCGCACTTGTCAATGTATTTTTTATGTAGGGTCTTACTGAGCTAGGACAACTGTGCCCAGTGATACTCATGATCTGAGGCAAGGGTACCCCTGCATCTACCATCTCCATCGTACCAGTACGTCTCATGTCCATGATCTGTAACTCGTTAGGCAAACCTGCAGCCTTGATGATCTGCCTAGCTACCTGTGATAGTTGATGCTTGTCATAAGGCTTAGCTAAGATCCTTCTGTCCATACAGTATGGTGCAATGTAAGACTGAAAGTCTACGTCACCCTTCTGCTGCATTAACATCTCATGCAACTCATCTGTTGTAGGTAACTCAACCTTAGCCCTGCGCTTAGACTGTTCTAGGTACAAGACTCTAGCCTGTGCATCGTAGTTATCCCATTGCAGGTTAGCCATATCGCCTAGCCTCTGGCACCACTCGTATGCCATCTGTACTATAAGACCCACACTACGCCATCTAAAACGTCCATAGGCGGTGTCTAAGAACAACTTGATATGCTCCCTTGTCCACACCACCTTACGTGCCCTGTGAGCGTGTTTAGATACCTTGCTGAATGGATTGATCTGTGTATAGCCTAGCTGTATTCCAAAGTTGTACAACTTACTGGATACAGCATGAGTATGGTTAGCAAAGGGAACACCCCTCTCAGCCCATCTGTTGTATGCAGCCTGAGCACGAGGGGTATCTAAGGATTCAAGGTACATCGTGGAGATTAGCTTGCCACGTACTGATGTAGCAAGCAAGGTGTTGATACAGTAACGATAGTCCTTCTGTGTTACTGTACCTAAAGATCTAAAGTCTAGTGATTCATAGTACTCATCAATCAGTTTTGCTATCTTTGTTCGCATAGAATTCATCCTTTATCTTCATGACCTTGTCTTGAAATTCTCTAGTGTAAGCTAGCCAATCGCCATAGATCATGTAGTACTCAAGCACAATGTTCATTGCATCGTATCTCTTTAAGAGATCTTCAAAGTCTTCGTGGTATCTTAAGTTCGGGTTAAGGATTGCTTCAATGCATAGCTCATACATCTCCTTAAGGTTAGCGATAAGGATGTCATCTACTTGCTCTGGGATTAAATCAAAAGTATATTTCATATGTATCTCCTATATCTGATTGTTAAGTCGTACTAGTTCTTCAATGTCACGAGCAAAGTCAAAGATGTCCTGACCCTTACGGCAGGATTCTATCTGCTCATCTGTCAATACTACATACTCCTTTGTTGTTACGATTACTTCCTCTGCCTTTGGCTTAGTACGCTTAGGCTTAGGTGGTACAAACTGTGGCATCTTAGTTAACTTCATTGCATCTTTCATTGCATCATCCATGCTATCACTCCTGTTGTGTATAAAATTACAGCCACTGCTTCTACTAAGATGAGTGGCATATCTTTCTGCATGTACCCTGCCCATGTCCATAGCCCACTACCAATTAGGCTTAGGAATATGTTGAGTGGGTACACGTTGAAACTGGTTAGACATATACCAGTCAAGCACAGGATAGTTCCTATCCACTTAACTACTTTCACTAAAGTATTCCTTTGGAGGTCTGTCATCCCCTTCATTGTATGACTTGCTATACAACATCAGCATACGCAGGTTACACATAGCATGTGCAAGGTGGTGGTGTCCAGACTCTTGGTCTAGGTCCTCGCCCTCCTGCCATGCAGCTATGTGCCTTAACGCACAGCCAAGCGGCACAGACCAAGGCATACCCTTCATCCAGTTGAATGCCTTGTACTTCTTAGTACCATACATCCATACCCTTGCCTCTTCCTCTAATGTACTCAGAGGTATGAGACTAAGGTCTGCCTTGCCACTGATGTACCTAGCACCAGTACCCTTGGCATCACTGTTAATATCACCTACATTATCTGACATCAATAACTCCTTGTAGTCTAACCCTCCACGGGTAATTGTTCTGAATCCAAAAGCATCTATAGACACCATCTCTAACTGACAGCCAAGCCGTATGATCTGGGATGTCATTACATTCTGAGTGTGACCACTCCATCCTACCCATCGTATGTCCCACTAAAATCCCAAATGCAAACACAAAAATCAAGAGACTCTTTATCAGCCAACTCATCTAAAGAAATCCTCTAGCTTATACCCTCTTGCTTCTATGCCTGCCTTGAACTTACGTAGTGCTCTCTTCTCTGTATCATGCACACTGTTTCTGTGTATACCGAAGACCTGAGCTACTTCTTCAAGCGACATGTCATGTCCTTCTACGTACTTCCTTTTTGGGGGTACTGGTTTTTCTTGTTGGCTTTGCTTTGGCATCGGGGTTCCACTCCTTATCTTTCTTGTCACAGTATTCCTTGAGCATACCTACCACTGCATACTCAACCATGTACTCTAGTGCTTCCTTGTCAAAGGTTACCTGTGCATCAGCAGAGCCATCCTTGTGTTCTTTAGTTACCTTGATGGTGATATTCATTTCTTTTTAGCTTTCTTCTGTGCCTTACATTCCATCACTTCGTTTATCTCACCGTACCCATCCAAGTGTTCACGCTGTATGTGTGCATTCCATAGCTGCTCTACTCGCAGTGTAAGCACAGACTTGATACCCTCTAGGTAGTTCCATACCTCGTCTTCTGTGAGTATAGTAGGCGAGTCTACATACAGATCAATGAATGAATCTAGATCATCGATTGTATTGCGTATACTTTGTATACCATCTTCTACATCGTACTTATCTTTGATAGCTATGTATTTCTTAGCTGCAAATTGCTCTATTCTATCTGTTAATGTGCATGAATCCTTAACTTTTTTCACTCGTAACTCCTTGATTTCATTGAAGAAAGATAAGGGAGGTGTTACCCTCCCCTATCATTAAGCGTACTCTAACTCAGGGGTAATCAACTGCTGGAATTCAGCACCCTGAATGACAGACTCGATGTCCTGTTCAATACGGATACGCTTACGCTCCACCTCAGTACCATCACGCTGTGCTTCAACGTGAGTGCTGATGTGTGTCAGTGTGTTGTACACTTGGTATGCGGTACCACGCATTGTGTCGTAGCTATCGTAGATACCGATGATACGCTCAAGCCACTTGTTGTTTACCTTCTGACCTGTCTTAGTCATGTAGGTAGCTACATTCCTACGGAAGAAGTCGAGTGCAAAGTCACGATTAACTTTGATACCTTGCATCTGATACATGACTTGTGCATCACGCTCTAATCGCTCAGGGAACTGTGATGCTACCTTGCCGATCACTTCAGGATCGTAGAATGTAGTGTGCTTCTGTGAGATACCTACCTTCTCACGAGGAGCAATCATTCCATTCAAGCAAGCTAAGCGATAGATCATTGCACTGATCTGCATCTTGACTGACTGGTCATGTGAGTCACGAACATGCATCACCATCTTTGCAGGCTCACCTAACTTCTTCTCGAAGTTGTATTGCTTGAGGATAATCTTGGCTGAGAATGCAGCACCATTGTTCATGGCATTGAACTCTACATCCACATTGCTTGTGTCTAACTTAGCAATCGCTAAGCCTTCACGCATGTTATCCCATACAACACGGAAGTTCTTTGGGTTATGCACAGACTTACCATCACCGATGACTGTGTCAGTGAGTGGATTGATTGTCCAGAACTTGTTAGGTACTGCAACACCATTGCGAGTTTGTGGCTCACGCACTGGGTTGAAGTCCAAGAAAGTTGGGAGAGATGGAATACCGTTTGCTGATTTGATTAACATATTATTTCCTTATAGATATGTATGGTTGAAATTAAATTGCACTGCTAGTATCAGGCTTCCCATATTGCTTTGTCAATGGGGGATTACCCTTAGTATAAATCGTTTGCTTCCACTTCATTGAATACACAGGTAAATGTGTACCTACAACTGTAATACTTTGTGTGTCTGCTACATGCTGCAAGAATACACAGGGTGTACTACCCCTTGATTCCAATGCTACCCACAAACTATCTCCATCGTACTTAGCTACAGGACATTCCCTTACTGACCACCCACTGATGGTATGAGTAGGGCAATCAGCCTGTGCCTTGTATCCTAGGCTAGTGAATGGGCTAGTACCTTTGAATGCATTGTATATATTAGCATACTCCTGTGCTGTACCTACAAACTTTATGTTGGTATGTACCCAGTCATGTGTCTTGATATCAACTGGGGCACCAAACTTGTTACGCTCCCTAGCTTGGGGGTGATTAGGGATTACCACTTCAAGTGCATCATCCATTAGTTCCTTTCTGTTTACGCTTACGAAATCTATCTAGTACTACACGGGCAATGATACGGATGTTATTACTGCTACCAAAAAACCAATCGTCAAACCCTACAGTAGAAGCCTTAGCTTCCTTGAGTGTTGAGAAGATGTGATCGGTATGCTTCTCGCTAATTACCCACAATACTTGCTTGCTCATCATGCACCTCCTATTAAAGCGTTTACTGGGAGCACTACCTCTGCTAGTACATCACCTTCTGTGTCAATGCAAATGACATACACATTGCCATCTGCATCTTGCCTTACCGAGATGTACCCACCTGTCTCTACACCTAGCCCATCACCTATAATGCGATCAAAGTTGATGTAGTGTGTGTCATCGTTATCGTCATGCGATATGCATAGATCTGTTCTCATTGCACTAGCTCCTTAACCTTTTGTTTTAACTGGGAAATTTTCATAGTGATACTACTAATTTCCAATGGAATGTAATTCATTGTGTCTGTCGTACTTTCTGTAGTAAGGGGGTATGCAGTCATCTGTAATCCTGATCGCTCCTCATCTCCATACACACAGGCATCCCACACATTGATGTCCCATGTAACCCCATCGACTGTGACTGCATGCCACCAGTCATCACTACCATCGTACTGCCATGCCATAGCCATGTTTGCTTTGAGTGTTAACTCATCCATTTGCATTCTCCTCTACTGTTACACCCTTGAGTACTGGGTATTGATCGGAACCTAGGTAGTCATCATAGAATGTACCTCGTCTACTTGTATTCAGATACACTGTATCTTCTATCACGAATCGCTCAGTGATCTTGCCCTTCCATGCTTGTGCATCACTTGATGTAGCACCAGACCTGAAGTGTAGCTTGGCATTGGCTGAGTCTGAACCTATACCCCAGTAGGGTTTGTATGCAAACTTAGCTACATTAGCTAGCACTCCATCGCTACACTTAACCTTGACACCTGTCACCCTGTATACATATGTACCCATTATGCTGCTCTCCTTTCATTCAATTCAAACCTAGCTATGTCCTGACCAGAGATGTCCCTGATCCATCCACTGCCATACCAGTCACCATTGATATTTTCAAGCTCTATCCAGTTCTCACCCCAAAATACTTCGATGTGATACCAACCTTCTTGCACTAGCCTACGGACATGCTTCATTACCTGTTGCTTGCTTGGCTTACGACCATTGAAATGTATCTCTCTTGGCATGATTACTCCTCCTCTCGGTTATCGTGTTGATCCATCACCTTACTGATCACATACTTGGACTTGTTGATGAACTGCCTAGCCATCTCTGTGTCACCATGTGCCATCACATGCTGTGCATCACTGAGGATACCCATCGCTAGCATCAATGCCCCATTCGTATCACCTAACATGGATCTGTACAGGCTATCCTCTAGCATGGTGTCCATTGATTGCTGTGTACATCCAAACATTTCTACATCAGTACTTGAGATTGCCATATCAATTCTCCTATCGTGTAACCTACAGTTAAACCGCCAATCATAATTGTCAAACCAAATAAAACTAACATTGCAAGTAACCAAATTTCTTTTCTCATAGCCACACCACCATCATATACAGTGCCATCAGGCAGGCACTCACTGCCATTCCTGTAAGCACTAGGCTACAGGCAATCTCTAGCCTACTCATCATCCTCCTCCTCATCTGCAGGATCTGTGTCTATTGTGATGTGACCGAAGCGTAGCTTACCTTCACCATCACTGCTACATTTAACTGGCTTATCGAATGTGACGATCTTAGACAGGTCACCCCTTAAGTTATGGACATCACTGCCCAATAACTCTACAGGCACCAGACCTATCAAGCCTGCATCTACAGGGTACATGTTGCCATCTGTACCATCGTAGCAACCATCACCCCAACGGGTACTGAATGCCACGATACGATAGTAAGATTTATCGTGCCTTGTAATTTTGCCAATAGGATTATCAAAGTAATCACAAGACTCTAGCAACTCCATCCACTCATCATCGGGTACTGCATAGCATGGGTCACCTAAGATGTACTGACCTGCTGGTACTTCCACTTCTACTTTGCATACTTTCATAACGATCTCCTTGTAGTGTCGAACATTCGACAGTAGAAACATAAAGCCTTGCTAGTATCGTAGCTACAATAAACCCCTGTCAATAGGGACAAACCCTTAGACGATTGCATAGACACTCCGATCTTGATTTAAAAATACCTCACTAGATCTGTGCATTTCAATGTGATCATTGTTCTTACGCACAAATGTCTGATACTTATACGGATTGTATGTAACAGGTACAAATGCATAGTAAGTACTGGCACATTCCCATAAGGCAGTGTCACCTACCTCACCTACAAAACTTAGGTTACCTACTACACCTGCATGTACATTCTTTCTATGCTCCCTGAGTACACGCTCTCTGCCTGCCTTGGACACCTTGAATGTGCAGTGAGTGAGGTTGATGTTGTTGGCATGCTTAATGACTCTGCCCTTGTTCTCACCTTCGAGTGCCTTCACAGACCAACAGTCCTTATGTAAATTCCAGTATACGAATACCCTCATGCTTCTTCCTCCAGTACCTTAATTACTTTCTCGGCTTGTTCTTCGGTATTACATACCTTAATCAAGTCCTCGCCATTAACATGAGAAAACAAAACTTCCCACTTACCTTCTCGTTCTACTGTGAAATAAAAAGCCATTGCCCATTCTCCTAGTCAAGCTCGTTGATCTCGTGTGTTTCTTCCTCGCCATACACTACTTCTTCATCTTCGATGTCATTCTTGGCGAACTTTACATATGCCTTCTTCTCTGCTTCGTCTTCTGACTTAGCCATCACCTCAATGGTATAGATTGTGGTTTCATTCCTTGCTATGAGTACCTCATACTTTTTCATACATCCTCCTATTGTGTGTCTAATACACTACGGATACTCTCAAGATTCGCTACCATCCGTTCATAGAACAAGGCATGATCTCCTGTTCTAGCTACATCTTCTGTGTCATCTGCTATCTGTGCTAGTACTTCAAGTGCAGTATTTCTGTGAGCAACTAACTCATCGATTGTATTTTTCATACACCCTCCATAATTAATTTTTTAATCTGCCTATCCCTAGGTTCCATGTAGGTATGTAGATCTACCCTGTCTGTGAGTTCATCTACCTCCTCAATGTTCGAGATGTCATGGTTTTCCCATAGGAATACTGTCTTCTCTTGATCACAATCAAGTAGCAACTTAACTAAGTCTTTGACTTTCATACTCCCTCCTCTGCTCTTACAAGATCGTAGATAATGTCTAGCAACTCCCCGTCTGACATATTGTCAGGGTCAGGGGTAGTCTCAGGTTCGATTAGTTCCCTAATCATTTTGATTAACTCTTGCTTGGTCACAGTATTTCCTCTCGCATGTAGTTGCCAATCATGTCAATTGCATCGTTGGCTGTTTTAAGAATAGCAACGGCTTTATCTCCGTTGTAGCCAAGGCTCATCGAATAGTCTTGATTTGATACCCACTGAGCTACATCAGCCATCATTACTGAGCTTATGAGCAATGGTGTTCTAACTATCATAGGCAATTGATCTGCCTTGCTTTTGGCTTGTTTAAATAATTGTGTTGCATTCATGCTAACTCCTTAAGTGCATCAATAATGTAGGCAACTACGGCTGTATCATGTCCACCTATGTTCCAATCATGGATCCGATGTGTAGGTGTGCCATGCTCTGAGCCACAGTAGTTGATACCATTTTTATAGTTATAAATTGTAGCTACAAGACCATCCTCAAACTGCACTACCCATTCAGCATCTGACTTGTAGTCATCAAAGCCTTCCTTCAATGGCTCACCGAATGCATCCACTAGATTAGCGTAGCTAGTAGTGATGTGACCTCGTAGGCAGGTCATGTTTGTGTTGATGGAATCATCCTCATTATGTGTAATATATTGCACAATTTTCTCCTTGGGTTTAGGTGCATAGACTGCTTGTTCCCTGTGCCTATTGAACTTGGACACAGGGTAGACGGGTGCTACTGGTGTGATTCTCATGCCGCCTCTCTCTGTGCAAACATCTTCTTGCCTAGTCGCATGAAGACATTGAAAGCCGTCTGAACTACAGGATTTAAATCCTCATAGTTTTCCTGAATGTCTTGCAATGTTTCTAACATATGGGGCAAGCCATTCTCATCCTTGTAATGATCCAGTATTTCAATTGCCTTAGTGATATCCATACATCCTCCGTTAAATAGTGCTAGTTAAACTGCGATAGTCAATCTCTGGTTCACCATAGGTGATAGATCCATCATGCTCAAGCTGAGACTTCTCGAACCATGACATATAGTCATCTGATTCTACGAACCATTCCAGTACATACTCTCTGCAATAGTCATCACTTCGTGAG